GCTCTTACATCCACATCATATGATATATACGGTGATATTCATAGTTGGTGGATTATATATTTGTTAAACAAAGAAACAATCGGTAACAGTTTTTTTGCTGAAGGTGGTCAACAGCTTACTTATATTATACCTAGCAAGCGTGGTTTAATTTATCAGCAAATGACAAATGCCACACTCAATCGGTAATGCCCACTTCTAATACAAGTCCTTTAGATAATGAATCATTTAAGTTTAAAATAAATGGTGCAGATTATTATTGCTATTTTCTCATTAGTACAAACCCCGAGCCTCCTATTTCGTTTAAAGGTAAAGATCTCGCAGAAGGTATTTTATTAACTAAGTCAGCTATTATAGATATGGATATACATGAAGACCTATTTACTCCCGAAGTTACAGGTTCAATTACTATTAATAATCCATACAATTATATAGAAGACGAACATGTTAATAATGTAAGGACCGGCGAAGATTATTTACATGTAAAATTTGTTGAATATAGTTTGTTTGAAAAGGGTGATCCTTCACGAGTAGGGTCTACGGAGCCGGGCGGTTTAAGCTATCAAAATGAAGTCTTAGAATATAGTTTTGTTATAACAGATGAAAGTAATAGTGTGTCAAAAACTGATAGAACTAATAACTTTAAAACATACAAGTTAATAGATAAAAATTTTTACAAATTAAATCGTTTAGGAGGTAAGGATTTATCCTTTCCAAAGGGAAACAAGCCTATTACAATAGGTGATGTTATTAAAAATGAAATATTTTCAGACGATATATTTGAAGAAGTGGTTGTTGATGATTCGCAGTGGGATACTGGTAATCATTGGTTGAATGACAATAGTGGTAGTAAAGTAAATTTTTTACAGAAAATACATCCAGGCAAACATTGGAGATATTCAGATGTATTAAAATACCTGCTAAGATTTAATTATAGTTTGAGAGGGGCTGATAACAAATTACCAGTACAAAGTATATTACAATATAATAGAGATTCTGGTTTATATTCACTATTACCTTTAAGTAAATATTTTGATCAAAATGAAAAAATGACTATAGAAGCTCTAGGTATAGGTGATTTAAACACAGAGTCTGAAAGTAGTTTTGCCTCAACAAATAAAAATAACCCTGAAGTTAATCCTAATATAAAGGTAAATCGATATACAGGAATGCTTCATAATACAAATTTATCTACTCCTTTTACAACTTATACTAATGAATACTTTATAGATTATGAGATAAAATCTCAAACTCATAGAGGTGGTCAACAATATGATATAATAAAAATTAATGAAATTATACCTCAGTGGAAGAGTGTTTTTATAGATAAATTTAAATTAGTTGGAGGAAGAGCTAAGCCTTTTATACCATTTAATAAAATAAACAATGATAGACCGGTTAAGCCATTTGGTCTACCAAACTTTGAAGCTGAAGACTGTAAGAATATTTGCAAAGCGCAAATGGTATCAAACTTAACTTTTTATAATCTACAGCTAACACTAGATGTAACAGGTGATACTGCAAGAAGACCGGGAAGATTTTTAGATATTTTTAAGCTATCAGATCAGGAAGGATCTTCAGATGCAAAGCTTTTAGGTAAATGGTTTGTAACCGGTGTTCATCATATATTTAAAAAAGATAAATATCAAAATGTTTTAATGTGTATTAAGCCTTATGTTGGCCCAGATTATGATATGAGAACTGACGATGCAAGTCTATCTCTACCTAATCAAATACCGGCCGGTAAACAGATTAGAACACTTCCTCCTTCACAAAATCCTCTTGACGATATAAATGATTTTGATGATGGAACAACACTACCAGGAGGGCCACAGATTGTAGTAACATAATTATGTCAGCTTGTGTAGATAAATTAATTAATGAATTAGTAGATGACGTTAACGGATTCTTTAACGTTAAGGCGCAAGTTCTACGTTCTTTGTTTATTAGCAGAAAACAATTTGAAAACTTAATTGAAAGAGATTGCGATGGTAATTTGAGAGGTGATTTTATGCATAATTTTTCTGAAGCAGAATTAGACTTCATGGAAAATTATTTAAAAATATTCGAATTAGGTTTAGATCAATTAGAAAAATTTATGGGTATGCTTTCATCGGCTGAAGGTCTGTTAAAATTAGACGAATCTACTATTTTATATTACCTTAGACAATTATTAAACGGGCCATTTTCATGCGCTGCATACGATATATCTAGACTATTGTCTGGTCAAGATTTAAATTTATTAGCGTCAGTAAGTGATGGTATTGGTACATTAGGTAATGCTGTAAGAAGTAATATAGCAACAACAGTATATGGCTTAGAGCCTTTTAATGCAGCTGTTGATTTATTTAATAAACTTCCTCCAGCGATGCAGAAGAATATAGAACACGGTACAAGATCAGCAACTAATGTTTTTAATCGCAATTTCGAACAGCTTGTATATTTAGATAATACATTGCCGTTTATTGATAAATTACCTATGATGAGAGTCAATAATGAATACTCACAAGGCTTTACCAACTTTGCTGCTGGCAACTTAATGTTAAAGGACATTCCGTTTTTTAATAAATTAAGAGATATTTCAAATAATATATTTAGTAGTATAAGAACTGCATTAGGACCAGCTGCTAATAAACTCTTTGAGTTTAGAAAAATGGCAAATATATTTTACGTTCAGGGTAGTAAAGCTTTTAGTATCTTAAATGGAGTAAATAGATTATTAATTTCATTAGATAGAACTGAATATACTGTTAATAATAGAGTAGTGCAGCAAAAATGCGAAAGTGTTTTAACTGGTATTTTAGGTACTCCTATTCAAAGCGACAGAACTTACGATTTACAAATTCAAGTAGGTAGTGGTGTCTATGATATATACACATTAAATGGTTTGTTTGGAGACCCTGTAGGTGGAAGCACAACAACAAGACCTCCTGTTAAACCACCTGAGGACGTAGATGAAGTTGATGATCAAGACATCGATGTCACAGTAGTTAAGAAAGATATTTGTGACGATGGAGAGTGTAAAGATTTAAAATTCTAAACATCTATAACTTCTTTATCCTCGTCTACCAACGCGTTTAAGATATCTTCTCTAGATAATAATATCTTTGCTTGGTTATCTGCTATATTAATTCGCTCTTTACTCTCGACATCTATCTTCTTTACTTCAAGCTGTGTTTCATTCCTTTCTTTAGCAACATGTAGTTTGTTAAGAGTTTCTATAGCTGAAGATGAAGCTTTAATAAGTTCTGCTAAAGCTGCAACATCTCTATTTTCCGGTGCAGAAGATATATAATCATTAACATTATCAACTATACTAAGAGATTTTTTAATAAGTTTTCCGGAATTTTGAATAAGAAAATCTTCTAAGTCTTCTTTATTAAGAACACTTTCTTCAACAGGAGCTTTAGCAACTTTATTATTTTGCTTTAATTGAGCAATAATATCGTTTACAGCTTCATCAAGTTCTTCGGCCATTTATATATATTTAATCTACACTTGAATATTTTGCAAAATATCTTATCATAGATATATGGTATTAAAATTTAAGAAGACTGATAAAAATGCTGTCCTTCCTTCTAAAAATCATAAAGACGATACCGGATTAGATGTAACTTGTGTTGAAGATAAAGTTATTCCGGCTAAAGGTTCTGCGGTTATTGAAGTTGGGTTAAAGTTTGCATACATTGAACCCGGCTATTGGGTTAGAATCGAAGGTAGATCTGGCTTGGGCTTTAAGCATGGTATTCTACCTCATCCTGGTATCATTGATTGTGGGTATAGAGGTAGTGCTGGAATTAAGCTTTATAACTTAACAGATAAAGATTATGAAATTAAAGCAGGTGATAGAATTGCTCAATTCGTAGTCTATAATAATCATGATGTTGAAGTGAGTGAAGGTGAGATTGAAGAGTCTCTTCGAGGTGAAAAAGGGTTTGGCTCTTCTGGTAAATAATTATGATTGATTTTGATAAAATTTGGGTAGAAAAGTATCGTCCTGCTAAGTTAGATGATATTATTTTAGATGAACGAACTCTTAATATTGTAAGAGAGTTTAAAGATGAAATACCTAATCTTCTTTTTGTTGGTAATCCTGGTACTGGTAAGACCACGCTTGCTAGAGTTATTGTTAACGATATACTCGGATGTAATTATCTTTATATTAATGCTTCTGATGAATCTGGTATCGATACTATCCGACATAATATAACTAACTTTGCTCAAACTAAGTCATTTGATGGCGGCGTCAAGGTAGTAATATTAGATGAAGCTGACGGGCTAACGCCTCAGGCACAAGCTGCTTTGCGTAATACTATGGAGACGTTTGCTAAGTATTGTAGGTTTATTCTTACTGCTAACTACAAGCATAAAATTATTCCCGCCTTGCAGTCTCGCTGTCAAGCCTTAGATATTAAACCTGTAGTAGAGCTTGCTGTAAAGCGTTGTTATCATATCCTTAAAAAAGAAAATGTTAAAATATCCGATGAACAAAAGATCAAATTTATCCAACTCGTCAAGCGTCACTTCCCCGATCTACGGAAAGCGATCAATGAGCTTCAAAAGAACGTTATTGATTCAGAGCTGTGTATTGCTAACATTAATAGCGATAACGAGCTTCTCGAGACGATCTACAAAAAATTAGCTAGTAGTAAATCTTTAGAAGCTAGAAAGTATCTAATTGAAAATGAAGATAGATTTCAAGGTGATTATGATACTCTCTTAGGTAATTTTCTAAATTTTATCTACGGATCTAATGTTGGAGATGATAAAAAGAAAGTTATTATTGCTACTATAGCAGATCATTTGTATAAGAGCGCATTTGTAGTTGATAAAGAAATAAATGCTTTTGCGTGTTTAGTAAATTTAGAAAATGCCTTACATTAAACCATCACAAAGAAAAGACGTAGAAGAGTGGCTTAATGCCGCAGGTCTCAATTATACTCCTAAAAATGCTGGAGAGTTAAATTATGTTATAACTGTTTTTATAGACAATTACCTTAGATCATACGGTAAGAACTATTCCAACTTAAATGAAATGATTGGAGCTCTAGAATGCTGTAAACAAGAATACTATAGAACTATAGTAGGACCTTACGAGGATATGAAAATAGAAGAAAACGGCGACGTTTAATTATTTGTGCTGTAAATCTTTCGCTACACCTGTATAGTTAGCAGGCGTAAGGTCACTAAGATACTGATTAGTGTAGGATGTTGCTGCTGGAGATGGAGTAACCGGATCAGATGGAATATCAGTATTATCTGTTGGTAACTCTCTTTTCGGATCTTCTACAGCTCCCGGAGCCATTGTTGTTTCTGCCTCTTCAGGTTTAATATTAACATCGCCCTTTCTTCTCATAACATCGGGAATAGGAGGAAGATTCGGGTAAAATTCAACTGATTGACCGAGTGAGCCTGGAATGGATACATGGTGTGTGTATCTACCTCCTCCAGAGTCTAAAGCCAGATCTAAAACTACATCTAAAGAACTTGTTTGCGCGTTAGCTGGGTAACGAGCTGGCTCTGTATCTTTAATTCCAACAACTCTTACATTTAAACCAGAATCAATCATTTGCTGTAGCAATTCTTGAGTATTCGATCCAAGGGCTTTAAATGCATCCGTACTTTTAAAATTGTCATTAAACTTGAAACAATCACCAACAAGAAAACCTCCTCGTTGATATCTTCTCATGTAGGATTCATGTAAATTTACAAACTTTTTATCAGCCATATTATTATTTATGCCAGCTTGCAAAGAATCATACAGTTTTAGCTATCTTTAAGAAAGAAACGTAGAGTATGATAAGCTTGAAAAATCTCAATATCTTCGTCATCTGCTGGTCCTAAACTTTCTTCAAGTTGAAACGAGTGAGAAGTATTAACATCTTTTTTAATATTCCAGCGCCAATTACCATCATGGTGAGGATTTGCTGTAACCTCGCCTTCATTAGGATGAGGAAGCTTTAGCTTTTTATGAACTTCTACCTCAAGAGTATTAAGAATATCTTTAAACGAAACATCTACCTTAACATCAGCTTTACCAATTAACTCCATAATCTAATTATATTATAGTTCCTTAATCCTGATATGCTACATTAAATATAATAAAATGGCACTCATTAAACTTACAGATACAGCGGCTAGTGAGTTGGATAACGCTTCTCTTCAACACGGCTATCTCTACAAAGATTTGTTTTTAGATTTAGAAACTTCAGTCTACTATAATAAACAACTCAACAAGCAATCGATACTTAAAGATGTACAAGGACTATTTGATGAAAATTCTATAAGAAATAGTATAACTAATATTTTTTTAACAGCTCCCGGTGAAAAGATACTTAGTCCGGAATTTGGTTTAGATTTAAGAAGGTATTTATTTGAACAAATAACTGAGTTTAATGCCTTTTCAATTAAAGATGAAATAAAAAATAGGTTACCGTTAATGGAGCCAAGAATAGAACTAGACGCTGTTAGTGTTATACCTGACCCTGACATGCATGAATACAATATTAATATGCAAATTAACATTCCTTCATTAAATGTGTATGGTATATCATTAAGATCAGTATTAAATAACAATGGGTATTATATATTTTAAATTATTATGGCAACATCAGACAAAGATAACGACTTTTTAGATTACAACTTACCGCAAAATGCATATGTTGCTTTTGATGCTGTAAGTTTAAAAGATTATATAGTAAACAGACTTAACACGAATGAAAAATTTACTGACCAAAATTATGATGGTAGTAACTTAGCAGCTGTTATAGACATAATAGCATATTCATATCATGTTCTTTTATTTTACTTAAACAATACAGCTTCAGAGGTTAATTTTGATCAAGCGTCTATATATGAAAATATGAATAAGATAGTTAAGCTTATAGGTTACAAGCCGGCTGGTAAGCAAACATCTATCGTACCTATTAATGCTGTAGGATCAGCTGATATGGCTATAGCTAATTACACTATACGTAAAAATTCATTCTTTGTAGCTGATGGCGTTCAATATAACTTTATTGATGATTATTCTTTTAATAAAACAACTACCGATACGGAAGTAATAAAAACTTTAAACGATACAGTAATATTATACCAAGGCGTTGTTAAAGAATATCCGGATTATAACGCACAAGGAGAAGAATTTGAAGTTGTTCCA